TCGGTGCTACAGGGGGCGGTGCTCAAGATATTGATTTAACTCTAGGTAATAATGTTGTAGCTACAGTCGATACATCTGAAAATACTTTTACGTTTAGTAATCCTACAGCAAGTGATGAACTGTGTGGCTTTACTCTTTTTCTAACTAATGGAGGATCACAAACCGTGAATTGGCCCGCCGCTGTTGATTGGGCATCGGCAACTGCGCCAACTTTAACTACTAGTGGTTTAGACATTCTGGTTTTCGTAACAACGGATGGCGGCACAATTTGGCATGGTATGGTTGCTAGTGCGGATAGTTCATAATGCCTAATATAAAAAGAGCAATGATGGGGGTGGCGGCGGGTTGTTCGCAGGAATATCCCGCAGGTGGTGTCCGCTTCGATGGCACAAATGATTACCTGGCAATTCAATCAGACCTGACAGGAGCCGCAGACGGTCCCTATGTTCTTGTCTCGTTTTGGTTTCAAATGCTAGGGAACGACGCCGTAGACAATGACATTTTCTATCCTGGCGGCACATTTCGTATGCGTATACAGCGGGAAGGCTCCGGAGTTTTTAATACTGTATGGCGAAATACGGCTGGGGCAAACTCCTTTATTTGTCAGTCCACTAGTGGAGTAAATTACAATTCGACTACAAATACGGGCTGGCACCACTTTCTCTTTGCTATCAACCAGTCTACCCCGGTGGTAGAAATGTACATAGACGATGCTGACGTTGCGGCTTCACCTAGCGCGTCCTCCACTGGAACTCTTGAGCAGACATTTCCTTCTTGGGGCGTTGGAGCACAGCCTAATGGCTCTAAGAAGCTAAACGGCGACATGGCTGAGTTTTATTACACCAATGAGTTTTTAGATATCTCAGTTGAGAGCAATCGCCGAAAGTTTATCAGTGCTGCGGGACAGCCAGTGGACCTCGGAGCAAATGGTTCCGATCCAACAGGCACCCAGCCGTTAATTTATTTCCGTCGCGCTCCTGCCGATGCCGCATCCACGTTTGGGACCAATCTTGGATCAGGCGGTGCTTTCTCCATAACGGGAACTTTGACAAATTCCGCAGATAATCCGTGTTAGGTCGATTCTGAGGAATGAACTTTAACAATGTAGTATATGGAGGTAAAACATGCGTTACGCACACGTTGAAAACGGCATCATAGATCATCGGGGAAGTCTACCGGCCAACTGGCGGAATATCTCCGGCTTGTATCTCTCCCTTGGCAAATCCGCGTTCTTAAAGCCGTTGGGCTGGCTGCCTCTGATCGAGAACGGTGTTAACCTCGGCCCAAATGAAACATCGGACGGCGAGGATGTTGCGATCGGTGCTGATTCCGTCACCGTCACAGAGCTTAAACGGGCTATGACAGCGCAGGAAATATCTGACCGAGATTCGGGCGCGGCTTTATCTGAAATTCTTCGCTTAGAAGAGTTAGAGACTCCCCGCCGACTTGCTGAAGCACTTTCGGACGACTGCGGTGGAACTGCTGAGGGTCGATCATGGTTTAAGGACAATCGTGATAAGATTGCCGTAGAGCGGGCTAAATTGGCATAATCTCTCTGTATATGGATTTCTTCGAATGCCTTTAGCCAAGATAATCTTTCGCCCCGGTGTAAACAAAGAAACCACCTCTTATGGTATTGATGTACAAGACATACCTGGGTGGTTCGATTCCAATCTTATCCGCTTTCGAAAAGGTCGCCCTGAGAAGATGGGGGGCTGGGAAAAATTAAGTAGCAATGCCATAGAAGGTATTGGTCGATCTCTTCATACTTGGGCTGCTCTTGATGGTAGCAAGTATATGGGACTTGGAACGAACAAGAAGTTCTATATAGAAGATGGTGGAACTTATAACGATATAACACCCTTACGAACCAGCGTGACACTTGGCACGGACCCTTTTAAAACGGGAAGTGCGGCGAGTGGTATAGTAACTGTAACCGCAATAGCGCATGGCGCGGTGGACGGTGATTTCGTAACGTATAGCGGCGCTACAACAACTGACGGTATAACAGCAGCGCAACTCAATACGGAACATGAGATAACCCTTGTAGACTCAAATTCCTATACCATAGATACGGGTGGAAGCGCTTCTTCTGGAACTACAGCCGGTGGTGGCAGCGCCGTTATTGCGTCGTACCAACTTAATATAGGGTTGAACCTTGAAGTCGGAGGTATCGGCTGGGGCGCTGGATTATGGGGCGGCATTTCGTCTGGATATACCCTAACGACGCTTAATGATGCTGGGGGTATTAACGACTCTGTCACATCTTTCACATTAACAAGTGCTTCTGATTTTGAGACGGCGGCCAGCACCATTTCTGCAAATGTTGCTTTGAATGCGTCATCGCTTCCTCTAGCAAGTTCAACTTCTTTTCCCAGCAAAGGAACCGTTCTCATAGGAAGTGAGAAAATCCGTTATGAAACTAACGAGAGTAATGTTCTGGGTACTTTAATACGAGGTACTGATGGAACTACGGCAACGGCACATAACAGTTCAGCAGCAATTACATTTGTCGGATTAATCCAAATAGATGATGAGCTTATTCAATATACGGGGAAAACCTCCAATACCATAGATACGGGAGTTGTTAGAGGAGTTCGTGGAACAACAGCCGCATCTCATAGCGACGGAGCAAATGTTTTAGAAGCTAATGATTTTGCCGGATGGGGAGGGGCTTCTTCTATAAGTTCTACAGAGAAACTTCGTCTGTGGTCCCAGGACAACTGGGGGGAAGACTTAGCATTGTGTCCCTTGGATGACACCCCTTATTACTGGGATAAAACATTGGGAGTGGGATCTAGAGCAACAACATTTGCTTCCCAAACAGGCGCTTCGGGTGCTCCAACGATAACACGCCATATTATGGTTTCGACCACGGATCGACATATAATCTGTCTGGGGTGTAATCCGTTATCAGAAGCCGCCCAAGATCTATTGCAAGTTAGGTGGTGCGATCAGGAAAACCCGTTTGATTGGACTCCGTCAGCAACCAACACGGCTGGCGGTCAGCGTCTATCTTCAGGTTCTGAAATTATTGCCGCTGTAAAGGCTCGCCAAGAAATCCTTATCTGGACTGATGCAAACTTACATTCAATGCGCTTTACCGGTCCTCCTTTTACTTTTGGGTTTTCTTTAGTTGGAAGTAGCGTCTCTGCCATAAGTCCAAATTCCGTTGTGGCGGTAGGAGATAAGATATTTTGGATGGATACGGAAAACTTCTATGTGTACACAGGGCGTGTGCAGGTAATTCCCTGCACGGTTCTTCGTTATTTGTTCGATGACGTAAATCTCGATCAGTCGCGTAAGTTTTTTGCGGCTTCCAATAAGATATTTGATGAGATTCTTTGGTTCTATGCATCTGCGGATTCAACAGAAATAGACAGATACGTTAAGTTTAACTACACCGAAAATACTTGGGATATAGGAACTCTAGAGAGAACCGCTTGGGTTGACCATACTGTTCACACACGGCCAAGAGCCTGTGGCTTGTCAGACAGTGCAAATGCTGTGTTTATTCACGAAAGCGGAGAAAACGATGACGGTTCCGCCATGTCTTCTTATATTGAATCCTCGGATTTTGATCTTGGTGATGGAAACAACTTCATGTTTGTCAACAGGATTATCCCGGACATAGACATAACGGGAACGGATTCCACCGTTAATTATGTTCTGAAGACACGAGATTATCCGGGCGACTCCTTGGCGACTAACTCCACTAATTCTGTCAGCGCCACTACGCAGCAGTCCTTCACGCGCGCTCGATCACGGCAAGCCGTGATACGTATTGAAAGCAGCGAGACGGATATAGCATGGACCACGGGCGATCTTCGCATGGATCTTCGCCC